GACCTATCTTAGGCCTGCTGGGTTTAAATGTATTGTATCTTCTGTAGCACATTTTATAGAACCTAATGATAAGATCGTCCAAGACTGTAAGATGAAAAACTCTTTCAGCGATGCTCGCTATTACTGGGACAGTCGCCATCAGACATCTTCTCGTCATCAGTTTGCTATACTCAAATCTCACATCAGTTCATTTACAGAACAAGATTGGCTTGATCTTAAAGCTACTGCGGATGACATTGTTGTTAAATCTAAAAATATTGAAATAAAGCATAACTATCATCTACCTACAATAGATATCCCAAAGCATATTAAGCTTAAATCAGACAGCTATGATAAACAGCTATACTATGTTTTGATGGAGAAGATCAAAGAGCACGGTCGCTGGAATGGCTCTCAAGAATATATAGAGCGTTTTAAGAAAGAGATCGATGTCATTTGGAAAAACGACACCATGAATTTCTTGCCGTATTTCTTACTTTATGAAGACATCGGTTCATATGCTCGATCAGTAGGAATTCTTCAAGGCTTGGCTCGTGGTTCAGCTGGCGGCTGTTTGTTGTCTTACTACCTTAAGATTACACACATTGATCCTGTGGCTAGAAATCTACCATTCGAGCGATTCCTATCACATGCCCGTATCAGAGCAAATAGTTTTCCTGATATCGATGCTGACTTTGGAAATCGTGGTCCTATAATTAAGTATCTACAGACTAAATACAAGCTTGGATTTGCTCAGATTGGTACATTTCAGAAGATGAAAGTCAAGTCTGCGATTAAGCACGCAATGTATGCTCTGTATGGCCGCGCAGAAAACGACCCAGAGATCAAGGCTTTATGCGATCTTATTCCAGATTCTCCGCAGGGTCTTGATGAGTTTAAGTTTGTCTACGGATATACGGACTCAGAAGAAGTTACTCATAAAGGTGTCGTAGATACAACCCCTCAACTACTTAATTTCTTTGCTCAGTATCAAGACTGCGAATCTCTAGTTAAAAAGCTATTGGGACTGCCAGCATCGGTTGGCCGTCATCCTTCAGCTTTCGTTATCTCAACCCTAGATTTATCTGACGGCCGTGTGCCGACTTTTATAACTGAAGATGAAGAGATTGGAATGGTTCAATCAGTTCAATTTGACGGACCTATGTGTGAGAAGTCTGGTTTAGTTAAAGCAGATATCTTAGGTGTCACTACAATTCAGACAATCTCTGACTGTATGGGTAAAATCAAAAAAACTCATGGTGTAGATTTATGGGAAGAGGATAGCATGGGTGTGGCAGCTGTCTATCGTTTGCCGGAAGATCCAGCTGTCTTTAAGGACTTCTATGAGCGTAAGACAGATTCTAGCTTTCAATTCAATACAGACCTCATTAAAGGTATGGTGAAGGATTTCGCGCCGACTAGCATCGATGAACTTTCCGATTTTACAGCTTTAGCCCGCCCTGGTGCGCTAGATATGGAAGCTTTGCCTGGAGTAAGTGCCACTCAGCTATACATTGACGTAAAAAATGGTCGTCGTGATCCTCACTATATACACCCAGATCTAGAACCCATACTTAAGTCAACAAAATCCGTGTGCTGCTATCAAGAAAATTTGATGGAAATGTTGGTGAAATTTGGCGGCTATACTCTAGAAGAATCTGACCAAATCCGTGCTGCTATTGCCAAGAAGAAGCGTGATGTTATCGTTTCTGCTTTCAGCAAGATTAAAGCATCTACTTCTAAAATGGGCTGGACTGAAGAGCAAGCAGATGGACTTTGTCAGATCCTAGAAGCTTACTCCAGATACAGCTTCAATAAATCTCACTCAGCTGCTTATGCTCAACTAGGCTACATTACAATGTGGCTAAAACACCACTATCCGCTAGAATGGTGGTCGTCTGAACTGAATTTGTCTGGTGAAGATAAACTTAGAAAATATATGGGCGTCATAGGCCATATAGTCTCTAACCCTTCTATGAAACGCCCTAGTGTAGACTGGGAAATTATAGGTGATAAGATCGCCGCGCCTCTCACTTCTATTAAAGGTATGGGTAAAAAACAGATTCTAGAATTAGCTAGCTCTGCTCCTTACGAGTCTTTTGAAGAATTAGTCAATACAGTAGAATCTAAGTATTTTCACGTAGGCCACTTCATGGCTTGTTTAAAGGCAAGAGCACTAGATAGCTTCATGGATCCAGATCTGCCTTATGTTCAAGAGCGTAAGCGTATCATTGATTGCTTCTTTGAATCTCGAGGTAAAGATCCTAGGTTCATCAAGGATCAACATAAGCGTAAGGATGCCTTGGCGCAAAACAAGCGAAATGCTCAGTATATGATAGAGTTGACTGAAGCAGACCCTTTTAAAATGTTCTTGATGGAAAAAGAAGTCTCCAAGGTTTTTTCCAAAACTTTACTAGATGATGATCTAGTTAAAAAAGCTTTGATGACCATGATGCCTGCCTTGACAACCACTAGAAGCAAAATGGTTCCGCTCATGATGAATGGAACTCGTGTCATTCGTTCAATCGGCTGTATGGAGAAACTTCTCGAGAGTGGTCTAGTAGATAAAGAGAAATACTACGGCATCTTCTTATTCCAGAGCTCATCTACAGCCAGTGGAATTTCTAAGAAGAGTGGAAAGCCGTGGTCCAGAGTAGAAATAGAATTGTCAGATGGTGTAAGGACTATCTATGCTAGCCAGTGGGATAAAGATAAAGCATTGGGTTGGCAGACTAATGTCCCAGTGATCGTACACGGAGAGGTGCGCCTTGACTGGCGCGGAAGACCTAGTTTTAACGTCAAGTCAATAGAGAAGATATCGTCAATAGGGAGACGTAGATGACCAAGTTTGTGATCTCAAAAACAGTCCCAGAAGTGCTCTCAAATTATGAGATGCGAATTGATCCACCTAATCTTCTTCAAGAAGTAAATAATTGCTGGGGCCATCGTCCTGCTAATGGACATACTGGTATCAACTGGCTTCGTCAGATTGCTAGCGAAGTGTCTAAGTGGGACTCTCGTTTTAACAACTATCGCCATACTATTCCGAATGATTACGCAGGAATCCCATATTCTACACCAGAAGAAGTAGCAGATATTGTCTTGCGTATGATCAATGATCGTTATCCTAAGCTATGTGATTCATGGGTTGAACACTGTGTTCGTCACAAGCCTCCGTTTACTAAACTTATCTGGTTTACAGGCGACTTCAAGCAATCCAGTACGTTTACGTCTAATTTCATTGATCGCATCGAGCTAGACGAAGTGGACGAATGGCTAGGACGTCATAAAGCAAAAAGTTCTGTAAATACTGAAAAGACATCTGTTGAAACTAGCTCGCCAGCTCCTAAAAAAGTCAATTTAGACAGTAAGAAATCCACAGCTAAGGACGCTACTGTTTCGACAACAAAGAAACAAGAAGCAAGTCCTACGACAGATCTTGACGCTTTTATTGCTGCTGAAGATCTTTGATATTATTGATAAAGACGCACACCTATTGAATCTATACGACCGGTATAAACATTAACGAAGGGAATCTTTCCCTTCGTTTCGTCTTTAAAAACCCATGAAAGGGATAAGCTATATGGCACGCGGAAATATGAAAGTAAACATGGCGGCATTCAACGAGCGCAAAGAAATCAAACGCCATAAGATCAACGAAGGTGACAATCTGTACCGTTTCTTGCCGCCCTACGGTGAAGAAGCAGACGGGTATCCTTATCGTCGCTGGGCTATAGCCTGGCTAGCAGATCCAGAAACTGGGCGTAATCGTCCCTATGCTTCCCCTTGGTCCTTTGGTGAAAAGGAATGTCCGGTTGGACAATACGCTAAACTACTTCAAGACAAACGTGAGTCTCTTGAAAAGAAACTGGCTGCTCAAGATGTTAGCAAAGAAGATATCAAAGAAAAGCTTAAGCCAATCTCAGATGTTCTTTGGCAGATCAAGCCAAAAGCAACATTCTTCTACAATGCTATCAATAAATCTGGCGAAGTTGGAATTCTTGAACTCAAGAAATCTGCCCACGATATCCTGAAGAAGGCAATGAAGGAATATATCGCAGACTATAACCAAGACCCAACATCCCTTAATTCTGAATCAGATGATTCTGGTGTCTGGTTCAAGATAAAGAAGACTGGTCAGGGCATGAACACTGAATATTCAGTCGAAAAATCTCAGGTTAAGGTCAAAGATCCTTCGACAGGCAAACTCTCGTTCCAGGATGATCAGTCTGAGCTGCCGGCTTCAGTAGTAGAGAATTACGATGATCTCGCCAGTGATCTGACTAAACTCTATCGTCAAATTTCATACACGGATCTAAGAGCAATTCTGATGTCTAACCTTGCTGAGCGTCATCGCGTTCTCGCTAAAGAGAGCGGTATTCGTGCCGCCGATCTAATCAAAGTTGAAGGTTTTGATTTTGAATCAGATGAGCC